AATTACATATTACAATAACAATAACAATAACATATAACAGTTAAAAACGTTGAAAAAAATTTAACGAATTTAACAAACGTTAAAAACGTTGCAACGAATTTAACAAACGTTGAAAAAATAACAAGAATAAAAACTTTAGATTTAAGCAACTTTAAAATACTAAGTCAATACAATATATAGATTAAACAATAAAAGCCCTTAAATTAAGTCTAAAGGGTATTAAAAAGCATTTTAACTTGCTTTATGTTTACAATCTATCTATTAGTTTTAATATTTCATAGTATTTTATTAGTTGATCTTTATTTAATTCTAGTTTTTCAACTAATTCACTAATCTTTTTTGATAATATAAATTTATCTTTTGTCATTTTTTTAATTCAATTTAAAATGTAGTTAACTTTTTCAATAATATTTTTAGCTCTTAAAGTATATCTTTTGTTTTCAGTCCAAAACCAGCCTAACCATTTTGAGTAAGTATAAAAAGATACTTTTAATTTTATAGTTTTATTTTCTATTATAAAATAATCTAAACTACAATAAAAATCTTTATCTTTTTTTGATCTTATAAAGTTAGGATCTTTTTTATCAAATATTAAATAAAGTCTTAAAACATCTTCTACTAATTCACTATCTGCAGTTTCTAAACTTTCTCGTGTTATTATCATAAAATTGTTTTGTACTCATTAACCAAAAATAAATCATCAGCCTTTTTTCTATCAGGATAACAATATAACATATTAGTAATTTTTGAATGGCAAAGGTTTTTAGTTTCTAAAACTATTTTTATACCACCTTCACAGGAGATTGTTTTATCTAATGATATGTAAGCTGGTAATATTGGATTAAATACTATTTCATATTTTTCTTGCTTTTCAGATATAACACCAGTAATAACTCCTAAAGTATTTTTTTTAATATTATTATAATTATTACTTAGCCTAACTATATCACCTGCTAAAGGTTGTGTATTGTTTATAATATTGTGATGTACAAAGTTTTCCTTTTTTGGTATATAACCTCTATTAAGTTTAGCTAACATTCCATTATGTTTTATTTTACAAGTTGAATTACAATACTTTTTATTGCTTTTAGTAGTTTCAAATATATCATTACAACAAGGGCATACTTTTTTTAAATCATCCATATCTTTTATTTTTTTCTTTTAATTACTTTTTTTCTTAATCTTTGAAATCTTGATAGTTTTTTAGAGAATATATATTCATCTACTTTAAAGAAAATTAATGATCCTATTAAGTTAGCTATAAATGCTGTTATCCAAAAGTTATCTATATTGTATTTTAATAATACAAATGGTATTACTGCTAGTATTGGAGTGCTTAATTGCCACCTAAACATATATCTAAATAGTTTTATCATATTCCGTTACAATTTTCAAGTAAATTACAAATTTTTACATATTCTAATTCGTTTCTATTTTCAATTTCTTTTATTATAATCATTTGATTTTTAAAAAGAATTGTTATAGGAATCATATAAATTAAATATTCAGTTGTTAAATCCTGAACTTGATCTGAAAAACTTAAATATTTTCTTTTTTCGTTTCTGTACTTTTCCATAATGTTAATTTTAAAAGCCCCGAAGGGCATTAGTTTATACTAAATTTTCTATTTTAAAACTTCTGAATCCTTCAGCTTCTAAATCCCAATAAGCAATAACAGAAAAATTATCTTTTGTGCTTCCTTTAAAATCGTAATTGATTAATTCAGCTTTTAATGTTCCTGTTGCTTTTCTAAGCTCTCCTGATTTCTTCTTAAATGTAAAGTTAACCTTTCCAGCTTCTAATTTCAATTTAAGCTTATAAGCTTTCCATGATTTTTTTAATGCTTCAGAAATTGAGATACCTAATGTTCTTACTAAGTTCCATGCTGCTTTAAATAACTTGCTTTTCATATCGTTTTGTTTTAGTGTGTATGTAAATATAGCTATTTATTTCTAACTACGTTTAAAAAAAGTTCATACGATAGTTATTTATAATCATTCTAAATAAGAAAACCCTGTTAAAACTTAATCTAACAGGGCTTTATAATTGTAATAACTGCACATATTACAATACTTTTATTATTTGTTTACTTCATAAAATACTTTTTCTATTTTAGTTTTTTGAATGTTTTCTATTTCATAATCCATAACAGAACCTGAAAGAAGTTCTTTAATTGATTTATTAGCATCTTCTACTGTATTTCCTTGAATTATATAATTATCAATGATCTTACTAGTTTTGCCATTATCAACATCTGAAGAAGTAGAAACTATCTTAACTTTAAAATAGTCATCTTTAGTTTCATCTATTCTAACATCTTGAATATTGAACTTTGAACAACTAACTAAGTTATATTCAAAATCATCTTTTAAGCACTCTAATAGACTTGCTTCTGCATCTGTAAAGCTAACAGCTTTTAAAACATATTCACTAGTCTTTTTACTAATACTTCCTTTATCAGGATCTTGTACTAAGTACTTAACTTTTAGTTTAAAAAAATTGTTTTCTATCATAGCTTTTAATTAAAATGGTAAATCAGAAGTTACATTAGGCTTACTTTCTTCAGGTGCTGAATTAGATCCTTTGACACTTATTCTCCAAATTCTTAAAGTATTAAAGCATCTTTCTTCGTTTGTTTTTGGATTAGTCCATAATCTACCTTCTAAGTTAAAATTAACTTCTACTTCCTGCCCTTCTTTAATTCCTGCTAATAAATCACAGTTATCATTAGTTGCTTCAAAGTTTATAAACTTAGGATAGTTTACATGATTATCAGTTAAAATAATTTCCTGCTTTCTGAACTTATCAGAAATTACTTGTACTTCTTTTAATTTGTTAACTGTTCCTGTAAATGTTAAATTACTCATAATTGTAAATGTTTAGTTGTTAAAATTTTAATTTATTTGAAATCCTTTGTATTATTACTTTTTCTTCTTGCTTAATCTTTAGTATTAGATCATCAACATTTTTATTTAAGTCTGCTGCTAATTCAGATACTATAGCACTATCTTTTTTAGATGTAAATATAATGCTTTCCCTTGTTACTTCCAATAAGAATAAAGGCATTAGAAGGTAATCAGGATTGAAGGAAGCAAAGTATAATCTTTCTATGCTTTCATCCATTGCAAAAAAATTAACTATTTGCCATACATACTCTAAAGGTAATTTATTATCTCTTACATAACTGTTGTGTACTTTAGCTGATGGGCATTTAATTTCTAGTCCTATCTTTTCACATAATGATATACCATCAGGAGAATGACCATGATAATTATTTCTACTAATCCAACCAGCATCTTTAAATATTACACCAGTTTCTTTAGTTACTTCTTCAATAGCTAAAGGTTCTAAATCAATTCCACGTTGCATAGCTTCAGAAGTAAAGCCCTCCTCATAATTAAAGAAGGTGTTTCTTTCACTCATTACCTCATCAAATATTACAGCTTCATTAATTGATTTTTTAACTTGTACAGCTTTAGCTCTAGTTCCTCCAATTTTAGCGTTTTTTAATTCATGCCATTCTTCAGAACCTTGTTTTAAATCGTAATCTATATACATCATATTAAGATAGTTTTGTTTTTAATGTATCTTTTAAAGCCATTACTTCTTTATTACTTTGCTGGTTAGATTGTAATGATTTCCATGCAGTAACAAGTGAATCAATATCTTTACAAGCTTTTAAATTAGATTTAGCAGTTTTAATTAAAGCATTGTATTCTATTGCTATTTCGCTATCTGTTTTTTTAACCTCAGTACCATCTGCATCTGAATCAACATCTGTTACTAATCCTAAAGCACTAGAAAGTGAATATCTTCTGTAGTATGTTATTCCTGATCCGTTAACTTGAAAAGTATTCATACCTTTTAAAGTTATTCCTTGTGGTATTTCTGTAATACTTTCAATACTTTCTCCACTTTCAGTATGGAAAATAATAGTTTTAATACTAGTTCCTTCTATTAGTTGTGTAAATCCTAAATCATGCTTTTTTAATATTGGATTGATAACTTTAAAAATGGTTTTTAAATCTGAATATGTATATCCATATCCTTTAGTTCCTTGATGAATAGCTGGTACTTCTTGCTGAAATCCTGCTAATGCTTTAAATAAATTTTTCATAATGTTTTGTTTTAGTGTTTGGTAAATATAGTTATTTAGTATTTAAAATAATACCATTTGAACTTTTTTTAAAGTAATTAACTAAATACTGTTTTTTCTTACTTCATGTAAAACATCGTGTATTATATCAGTTAATTGATCTAAATATTCTTCATTAACTATATTTCTTTTTTCTAATTCATCTAATAAACAATTACCCATATTATTCCATCTATTAAAAACTTGTTTAGGCTTTTGTTTTAATTCACCTCTTAAATGCTCTGACTGTTCTATAGTTGCTTTCATTAAAGCTAACATTATATTACTTTCTAAAACTATTTTTTTATTTTCCATCTTTTGCTCTTTGTTCGTTTATTTTAATTTTGTTTTTTATTTCCTGCTCAATATCTATATTATAATGTTTAGCAAAATTTAAACATACCATTATAACATCAGCAACTTCTTCACATACTGAAATGTGCATAGGCTTAAAACCTAAGCTATCTTTTCTAGTCCACCAGTCTAAAGCAGTTTTAAATTCTTTTACTTCTTCATCTAGTTTATCTATAAACTCTATATAAGTAGTAGAGGGCTTTATATACCCTCTATCTACTATAGTTTTATAATTATCTTCTATTAACTCTTTCATTATGTTTCTTTCATTTTAACACCACATTTTTCTAAACAATTTTCACAGTTACCAAAATATGTCTTAGGATTATTTTTAGAAACATAACATTTTTTACCTAAAAATTTAGTTTCTTTTATTTTTATAATTCCTTCTTTATATAAAGGATTAGATTTACTACATCTAAAAACGGTATCTAAAACATCATATTTATGAAAAATCCAATTTTGTATAAGATCATAATCCATACCTTTTTTATTATCTGTGTTAAAATTAAATGATACACACCTTAAAACAGATTTACAATAATTTTTTAATATTTCATATTGCTCAATATTACCATGTAAATCATCATCAATAGGAGATATAGAAGTATTAATACAAACTTTTAATTTACTAATTCTTTTTAACTGCTCTAAATTTAATTTATTCCAATGCCTTGTAATAATTACAAATTCTTTATTTATTGGTTTAAGTTTTTCTAATATTTTTATTGTATGATCCCAATTTTCACTAGGATCACCTGAGTTACCCATTCTTATAAATTCAAATTTTAATTTATTAGCTTTTGTAATTATAGATTTTAAATGTTTTTCATCTTCAAAATCTCTTAATATGTTTTCTGTAAAGTCATATCCATATATTCTAGCATTTCTTGCAGCATAACAATCAGAAAAACAACCTTTTTTATCTTTTTCAACTCCAGACTTACAGCCCATTATAGGGTCTATTGTCCAAATACCCCTACCATTTTTGGTAAGGGTAATTTTCTTGCTATAACTTCTCATTATAATCTTCCAATATTAGGATATAACTCTTTAATTTTAGTCATATCTCCTTTATAAAACATATATATTTTTTGATCTGCTTTAGGGTATTTTCTACTGTGTAATGTTTTTTTAGCTTGTGAAAACCTTGTAAACTCACTTTCTAAATAAATAACTTTATTATAAATATGTAACCCTTGTTCTTTAAAAAATAATTCATGTTCAGCTTCACAACCATAATAAGCACCGTTTTTATCTCTACTATCACCTGTCATTACGACAAAAAAAGTATTATCTTTCATTGCTTTTATTGCGTTTTTATATCCTTTAAATAAAGTATCTCTAAATTCTTCATAGCTTCCTAAATGATTTATTTCTCCTTCAGGTGGTAAACCATCATAATCTATATATTTTTCAACTCTATAATAAGGTGGGCAGCTAAAAGTTAAATCACTTTTTACTTTAGGAATATATTTACTAGTATCTGATAAGTGCCATTTAACATTATCAAAATCTTTACAAATATCATTATTAGTATCACATTGGTTTTGTCTTATTTCTGAAGATTCATAGCTAAAACCACAACCACCAGCAACAAAACCCATTTGAACACCACCACCAAATGGATTATAAACATGAGAACCATTTTTAGGCATAAAGAAACGTGCTATTATTTCACAAGCAGTAGGGTCTAAAACAGATGCGTTACCGTTTAATGTTTTTTTATCATCATGAACTATTTTACCTTTAATTATTTTATTTTTAGATAATACAACATTTGAAAAACCTTTAGAACCTTGCCAACATCCCTCACGACTAGCAAATCTAGGATTAGCTACTTTGTTTTTATCTCCAGCTTCATCTATTCTAGCGTTCCATGATCTTTTATTTTTAAGCCATAAACCCGATGTAGACCTCCAAAGATTAGTCATTGCAGTATGTGCTAAAAGTTTCATTCTAACCTGTTCAGCTTCTCCATAATAAATATATTTAAAATCATTTTTATCTAAGTTTACTTTAAATCCTATTTCTTCAAATACAGAAGGCTTTTCTAAATCGTGTTTTTTTGAAACTGTCATTATCATAGGATAACCATATGTATTACCTTCAATTATTTTATTTACCATGCTTTGATAAATTTCTACATCTTTAAATTTAGGATACATTGCAGATTGTAATAAACAATATTCTTTAGCATCGTGGTTTATTTCAAAAGTAAAAAACCCTGCAAACTCATCATCAACTTTTAATATAATAGCTGAATGTATTTGCATATTTTTTCTAGCAGCCCTGTAAGCTATTTTATCTTCAATAGCTAATTTAGCTACTTCTTCTTCATAGCCTGATCCTATTACAGATTCTACGCTAATCATTTCAACTTTTTGATTAAATAATTTAATTTGTTTCATTTTTATTTGTTTTAGTGTTTAGTGAAATTAGTTATTTATTTGTGTTATAATTTAAAAAAAGTTTAATTAAACCTTATTTATAATGGTTCTAAATTAGTTTATTAATTGAATCTTAGTTTTTCTGTAAAGCTTTACTATAACTTTTTGATCTTCATCTACTGCCATAGCTTCTACATATTGTTTTAAAGTGAAGTTGTATAGTTCTCTCATTATATCTAAGAAATAACTATCTGTTTTGTACTCTTCACCATATAAGTATTTATAAATTGTTAGGAACTGGTGTAGCATTAAATTGCTACGTTCTAATGTTACTCTAAATGAGCTTAATTCTAAATTTAGAACTCCAGCTAATTCTGTTAAAGTTGCATCTTTAGACTTAGCTATAAGATGAATAAAATCTTTTTGCTTGTACTGTTTCATTTTTATTTGGTTTTAGTAAATTATTAATTGCGTTTTGTTTTCTTTGTTCTAGTCTATCCATAGATTTATTTAAAATGTAAATTCTTTTTTTATCGTGCCATTTATGAAAGTAAATTCTTTCTTTAAGTACTTCTATATTCTTTTGAATTAGTTCTACTATTTCTACTACTGCTTTAGCTCTAAGAATATCATAAGGAAGACTATCTTTACCATAGTCTTTATATTCCTTAATTAATCCTTCTATTTGTGTTTCTAAATTCATCTTAATGCTCGTTAATAGTTAATAAATAATCTTTTATAATTTCTAAATCTTTTTCAGAAACTTCTGCAGTATTTTCTAAATCTTCATTACAGATAAAACATTCTATTATTTCTATTTCTGTAGTATTTTCATCACAATCAAAAGGAGTATCATGGTCAACATATCCTAAACCTTCTTCTACTTCTTTAATTACATTGTAATTTACTAAGTAAGAAATGTTTTTATTATTAACTAATAATGTTTCTGCTTCGCTTATGTAATAACTTTCTAAAATATTCATCTTGTTTTGTTTTAGTGTGTGATACAAATATAGTAATTATATTATCAAAAACATTCATATGAACTACCATTTTATGCTATTTAGAATGATTCTAAATAAGAAAGCCCCGTAAACACTAGGTTAACGAGGTATAAACAATAAAATAAAAAAATTAATTTAAGCCCAAAAGCCTAATTTAACGATTAACTTCATTAAGCTTTCAGCAGTTTCAGCTTCTAAACCCTTGAATATAACACCAAATATTATAAACCCCATTATTAAATACCCTGAAATTTTCGCTAGATCGTGTTTACCTTCTCCACCATCAGAACTATTTTTAGCATTTAAAACTGCAGATACTACACCACCAGTAGAAGCATCACCAGCACCTTTTAAAACTCTTCCTAATATATTTAATACTTTCTTCATGGTTATTTAATTTGATAATGTGGTAAATCCTTAAATGTTTTCCAAAATCCACCCCATTCTAATTTATAGTTTAAATCGTTTGCAGCCTGAAGCATACATACAGCAACTTTTAAAAGTTCTTTTTCATCCCAGGAAGCACCACCATTAACATAGGGAACAACATCTAAAGCATTTCCTGATTGATGGTAAGATAATTTTTTATATCCATCTGCTTTAGATACTCCCCTTCTAAATAGTTCATTTTGTTGTTCTGCTGTTCTTATTCCTGCAGTACTTATTATAGTAAAATCTACACCATCTTTTCTATTAGAACTAATTTCTAAAGCTCTATTAAGTATTTCTATTAAAATTGGGTTAACACCTGTTAAATTTTTTAATGATCTTCTACCTAGCTTATACATTTATTTTAGTTTTTGATTTAAAACAAATACTTTTTTTTCTAAAGAATCTATTTTCTCAGAATGTTCTTTAGTGCTTTCATTTATTAACTGAATGTTAGCCTGTGTATTTAATAAACTATGTTGTATATCTCTTATCTTTTCACTATTTCCTTCTGCTAGTGAATTTGTTTTATTTAGATTAATATTTGCCCTATCTAAATCTTTTTCTACTGCTGTTAATGTTGATCCTACTTTTTGAATACTTAGCTGAAAATCGCTAAACCTATCAGATAACTTTTTAATGTTTACACCTTGATTATCTAAATCATCTTTAATAGTTTTTAATAAGCCTTTTAAAAAGAAGCCTATTAAAGCAATTACAGGAACTGCTATTAAAGGTATCAATATAGCTAAAACATTTTCAATTTCCATTTTATTACAGAAGTCTGTTAGTTGCATAAATTTAATACTTTTTAGTAAAAATTAGCTTTTATTTAATAAAACATTTTTTTATTATACCAATGGCTATATTTACTGCATTAAACAACACAAAAATACGTTTAATTAGTTTTTTTATATTTATTAAATGTTCTTTTTCCAAAAGTTCTTACTAGGAAATACATAATTTTGTTTTCTGTTTTGTTTTTAGGATCGTATTTATTCCAAAATAAAAGCATTTCTTTGTCTGCAAATTTTCTAGCTTCTTTATCTCCTAACTCATTTCTTAAATAATCATTTATATACATATGATCATGAAGCGTAGAACCTATTATTTTATTATTAATTCTAGGCATTAAAGATCTAAGAAGTCTAGGAACACTAGTACCATCTAATCTAAAGCCTTTTTCTATTATATATTCTTTGCCATTGCTAAGTATGTATCTAACTTCTTTAGTTATTCTATAAGGCTTCTTTTTTTTACCTAATACAAAAGAAATAGGAAAAACCCTAGTATGACTGCAAAATATTAAATTACTCATTTACTGAATATTTTTAAAAGCATTTAAAATAGCGTTAACTTCTTCTAATGAAGAGTAAGCCCCGTTTTTAAGTGCTATATCTAAAGCTTGTTTTATAACGGTTAAAGCTTCATTTTTAACCTTGTTTTCTTCTTGTGTGTTTTCTTTTTTCATAGTATATTATTTAGGCATTCCAGTTACTTCTATTTGTCCTTCTAAATTAGGGTATTCTTTTTCTAAAACTTGTTTATACATATCACAAGCTCTATAAATCATTACTCTATAATCTGTATAACCACCATCTGTTGTAGGGTAGTTTTCTTCTCCTTCTTCATTTAATATAAACCTATCTAAACCAAAAGGCAAATTATCAAAAGTAACAGCTTTTTCATCTTTAAACTCTTCAGAAGTTCCATATTTCCAAATGCTAGAAAAGTACCAACTAACTCCATTAGTTTTAACATCTACAAAACCTGTTATCTTTTCTTTAGATGGATATACAGATAGTTCACCTACTGTTATTGCACTTTCTTCATTTAATGTTATTGTAATCATATCTTTATTTTTATACTATGTTTAAAACCCCTGAATTATTCCAAATATCACCACTAGATAAACCTGCTGAAGATGTAGGCAAATTAGACGCATTAATTACTCCGTTGTTCTTTACTTCTAATAAGCTATCATTGGTCGAGTCTGTAACCTTAAAACCCGTCGTACTTGCTGAAGTGTCAGATCCTTTAACTAAAGTGTCTTCTTGAATACTAAATTTTTCACTTCCTATAGCTGCTGGCAATGTAGACTGTGAAGACCATATAAAAACATCACTATCTATATTTCCATAAAAAGTGTTTTCAGCACTATTTTTAAAAACTGTATTGTCACTAGCAATTGTTAGTGTTCTGTTGTTATTAGGATTGATTAATATATCCGTCCCTAATTGTATTAAAGAAACAAAAGTTGAATTATCAGCGATACCCCTTAAAAATAAACTGCTTGATGCACCTTGTATTGTAGCTTTACCACCTCTAAAAGAAATTTCGCCCGTATTACCTCCCCCCGAAGAAAGTGAAATACCAGGATATGGATTCGCGTCAGCGTTACCCGTATAAAGACTTATTGGTCCTGCATCTTCAAATTGGTAAGAACTACTTGCCCCTTTAAATCTCAATTTTGAAGTACCTGAAGCAGAAGACCTTGTATAAGTTCTTACTAAATCAGTTTGTGTTAAATCGTTAGTAGCTAAATTTGTATTTGATCCACCAGCAGAACTTATTTCTAATTCACTAGCACTAGATGTTAAAGTAATTCCTGTTCCTGCTGTAATACTTTTAAATGGTAAATCAGAACCTACTTTAGATAATGCTAATCCTTCACCTGCACCACTATTAGAAGACGTATTAACCTCACCACCACCACCACCGATAGAAGCCCATACAGAACCATCATAAGACATTAAAACATCTAAAGTCTTATCATAACATAGAATAGATTTACTAGGTGTTATAACATTCCATGAAGAACCATCATAACGTACCCAATCCTTTAAAGCTACAGTACCCCAATTTGCATGAATAGAAGCACCTAAAGAAAGAACGTAAATATCACCATTTGCTGTAGTTGGTGGTGCTACGCTTGCATCTACAAAGTTAAGTGCAGCAGGTAGAACTTCTCTATCTGTCCATTCACTTAAACCTTCTTCATTTCTCCAAATGCTATCACCATTGTTAGCAGTTGTAAATCCTTTAGCCTCGTGTAATTCTCCTTCTAATATATCTCTATGCCTCCAACTCATTAATCATAAAATATTATACCTCTTTTATTAACTTGTGGTATCTCTCCACAGTCTTTAAATAAAGGATATTTAGTACTGTCTTCTTTCTTAACTTCTAAAATGTAATCAATCATAGTTACCTTTATATCATCAGCTAGTGATATATAAAAGTCCCTACTTTGTGCATAATCTCCACTTTTAGCCTGTGTTCCAAACTCACTATCATTAAGCATAGAACCCTGATTAGTTACCTGTATATGAACTTTAGAATAACAAACATAAACCACATAATGAGCTAACATAGAATTAATAAAACTATCTAATAAAACTGCATTGTCTGCTGTTATAGTAGCTGTTTCAATCTGTGTTAAAATCTCATTAAAAAACTTTTCACCTAAAACAGGCTTAATATATTTTCTTTGAGTAGTTAAAATGTAATTTGTAAAGTATGCTTCATCAAAAGCAACATCATTAACTGCTAAGGATGCTACCTGTACATCTGTTATTATTTCTGTATTTAAAGCCATTACTCTTCTATTTCTTCTTTAGTTTCTTCTGTTTCAATATTTGCTACAGCGTTTTGATTAATAAATAATTCACCTCTAATATCTCCTTCCTCAAATGGTTGTAAACCTATCATAAATCTACCTTCATTTACTGTAGTTACTGCATTAAGTTCTACTCTATCAGAATTACCAACTGGAGAAACATTTAAAATACTTAAAGTGTAATCACCGAACTTAGTTTCTCTTTTTATAATATTGTTTAATGCTCTTAATATTGGTTCTTGGAAATCAGGTATTATAACTGAGTTCATAAACTTGTCATACTCTAGTTTTATCTGCTCATTACTTCCTAGTTTTCCTGAAGTTTCTAAACCTGCTAAAGCTGGTGTAATTCTATGTGCTGTTATAATATTTCTAACTGCTAATTCACTAAGCATTTGAAACTCTCCATCTCTTTCTCTTTCAAACTCTATTACCTTTGCAGCTTGTTCAGGACTATCTAAAAGCTCAACTAAAAACTTATCATTATTCCCTTCTCCTGTGTATCTTTTTTTAATTTCCTGTACATAAGCTTGTGCATTCATTCCATCAGGAACTTCACCAAACATCTGCATTAATACACTAGGAAAAAAACCATTATCAAATTTATCTATGTTGTATTTAGATATTCTATATTCAATATCAATCCAATCTAAAGCACCAACATAATCAGGTAAACCATAGTAACTAAACTCAGGGTATTTACGCATTACATGAACTAAATACTCATTCTTTGGTGTACCATCCCAAAATGTAAGACTGCTATTTATTGGATAGTCACTAATTGGAGCGTAGTTAAGCAAAATATCTCTCCAAAAATTAGAAATGTAAGCACGTTTTTTATCTTTTCCTTTTCTAACTGTCGTAGCATCTTCACTAAATATAGCAGTATAATTACCTGCCTTTTTAACGTGTGGATAGCATTGACCAGTTATAACATAGTTTTGTACTAACTGCTTAAATAAAGTATATATATTATCATTTTCAGGGTTAACTTCATTTAACCAATCTTGAAAGTCTGAAGGTAAATCTTTAAAATCTACATCTTCACCATCTTTAGAATATAAAAAACATTTACCAATAGTAAAAGTTATTTTTTGATTAATAATAGAACTATGTGTACTTGATCTCCTAGCACGTTTAGCTAAATCATTTGGATAAATATTACTAGAATCTTGAAAAAATGGTACATACTTCTGCTCAATATCCTTATTTATTTTCTTCTCCTTTTTAATTATTGGAGTAGTTATTGGATCTTTTACAGTACTGGCTTTAATACTATTTTTTTTAACTATATTATTAATTCCTTTAGTCTTCTTTTTCTGCATCCTTTTCTACTATTTCAACAATATTACCAAAACCTGCTTTATATAGCTTACTTAAATCTTTCTGTGTAGTTTTTTCTGTTAAAGATATAACACCAACAGAACCCATTACTTTTTTACCTAGAAACTCAGCTTTTATTATAAACTTTTTCATATGCCTAATATACTAAAAAAAAATCACTATTTATAATCATTCTAAATAACAAAAAAAAAGGATAGCTTTTTAAACCATCCTTTCTTATTATTATTAATTAAAGTTTTGATTATGCACCAAAACTCTTAGTAGCACCACCGTTAACAGTAATACTTCCTACAAATTCTCTAAGTAATTGAGCTTGTTTACCTGCAAAAGTAACAGTATAACCATTTTGCCCTTGTAACTCACCTTCTAATACTTCATTAGTAACTGCATTTACTGAAGCATCTGTACCCATTATTTCATCATATCCTAAAACAAAAGCTATATTTTCATTAGTTGCTTTGTTGTAAGTTTCAAAAATAATTACTAGCCCACATGATTCAACATACTCATTGATTCCAAAAGCTTTTACTTTTTCCATTTTTGGAGTAAAAACTTCTAAAGATGTTTCATAAGAAATAGATCCATTTTCTCTAGAACCTTCTGAACTATAAACCTTAGTTTCTAATTCTCCTTCAATTTCGTAAAATACATCATTAGTAGTTGATAATGTTACTGCTGTGTAGGATTGATTTGTTGCATTAGGTGTAAAAGAAACTATATCATCTTTATTGATAACATAAACTGCTTTTATACCTCCTCTTCTGTTCTCATCAGCACAACTGATTAAAACGTCTGTTGTAATTTCTGCCATTTTTTTATTTATTATAAGTTAAAAAATACCCTCACATATTAGTGAGGGCTTTTATATTCTACCAGTAGAAAGAGATTAGTTCACCGAAAACAAACTGTACACCCATTTTATACTTAGCAATGATTTTTAACAATTCATCATCATCATCATTTGATCTAAATTTCAATTGAGCTTCAGGATCATTAACATCAGAACCAATTACTAGGTTTTCATCTGCAGTATAAACTAACATATTTTTTCCAATGTTACCATTAGGATTAGTAGCATCTGCTAATTGAGTGTCCCATCCAGTAATAGTAATTATTGGAATACCTCTAAAAGTTAATTGAGAATTACCTTGTCCATCAATCAATCTTGATAAACCTAAAGCATTTCCTGTTCCTAACTGCTCATAAGTAGTAGTTAAGTTATCCTCAATAGTACAAGTAACTTTAATAGATTTCTTGTTATTTGGAACTTGTCTTAATACTTTAGTTTGGTTTTCATAAACTGACTTTAAAAGCTCATAAGCTCCATCAGCTACTAGATCTCCATTAGTATCTTCAACACTTGCAATAGTACTCATTTCAATGTACTTTCCTAACTCTGCAGAATCATCTACAAAGTTTTGAACGAATCCATTAAACTGTGCATAATCAGCACTTGCGGCAGTAGATGCAGCGAACCATGCAATACGACCATTATCATCAGCAATAGCTTCACCAACTGACTTTCTAGCAATCTCACCAACTACAGTAGGTAATAAATCATCTATTGCAGTTCCTGAACCATAAGCTTCTTCAAATACAGTACCATAGAAAGTATCTCCACATTGCTCTAAGTTTACTTTCAATTTAGATACTTCTAAAGTTCTATCTGAAACATTAACAATACCACCAGTAGCAGAAAAACCACAACTAGAATAAGCTCTTACTATTTTAGTAAGTGGAGAAGATAAATACATATTAGTTTTTACCTTTACATTTGGAATAACTCTTATTCCTTTTAAGTCATCAGAACCTTCTGAAGGCTCAAAAAATAATCCTTGTACATCTGAACCTTGGTAAGTAGTACTAAGTGATTTTGTAATAAAATTTGCCATTTTTTTTAATTTAGATTTTTAATTTACTTTTTATTTCTTAATCCTGACATTTCAAAAGTTGCTAAAATAGCTTCTCCTAATTCATCTTTAATTAATTCTTTTTTACTTTCTAAAACATCTTCTTTAGCTGGAATTACTTCCCTATTTGCAGATACTTTTTCAAGTTCTTTTTTAGTTGCTTCTAAGTTTTCAGCACTTGCTTTAACTTCAGCATCTTTTTTAGCATTTGCTTCTTCTAGTTCTACTAGCTTTGCATTTGCTTCTTTTAATTCTACTGAAGCTTCTGCTTCAATACTTGCCTTGATTTCAGCTTTTAAAGCTTCAATATCAATAGCTTCTTCTTTCTTAACTTCTACAGGTGCTTCTGCTTTTGCTTCTCCACCTAATAAAGCCTTGATTTGATCCAATATTGAATCTTTCTTTTCAGACATATTTGATTTATTTAATTGATTTACATAATCTTTAGGAATATTTCTATATCCCAATTCTTTTAGTTTTTCAGTAGATGTAAATGCTGCTACCTTCATACCCTCTTTTACTGAACTAACAAAACCTTTCTCACTTGCTTCTTCTGAGAATATCCATGTTTCATTATCCATCATATCCTGAACTTCTTCTAAACCTAAACCAGTTGCATTAGTATAAATCTTTGCAATCTTTAAATTAATAGAATCCATTAGATCAGCCTGTTTAGCTAGTTCTTCTCTATATTTTCTTATTTCGTCTGAGTTCATGCCTTCCATAGATATTATAGGAATCCATGAGTTATGAATCATGATAACACTATTTTCAGTCATTGTAGGTAATCCATCACCTGAATAAGCTAATACAGATGCAGCACTAGCAGCAATACCAATTATTTCTACATTAACTTTTATATTAGAAGTTTTTAGAAAATCGTAAATAGCAAATGCTTCAAATATAGAACCACCACCACTATTAATAGTTAAGTTTATTTCTTTAGATTTTGAACTTTTAACCTCTTCTATAAAGTCTTTAGCATTAACACCAAAAGCACCTATTTCTTCATCTATTGAAATAGAAAGAGCGTTATTGATTGAATTATTTATATTATACCAGTTCATATAAACAATAATAACAACTACAAATTTATCTATGTGTTTATTTTTTAAACAAAAAAAGGGTAACAGCTTTTAAACCATTACCCCCAAAACAAAACACACACACAAAACAAATTTAACTCTTATATCTTGTATCTTTTATAATTTTTCTAATATGGTTTACAGATAGATCATACTTAGCAGATAGATTGTAATAAATACTCATTTGTCTTTCTAAAGGATTTCTATTCATTATGTCATAATCTCTTAATACTGAAAAGTTTCTTAATTCATTTATATTAATTAAACCTGATTCTAATAAC